CGCTACCGCATCACCGAAGAGGACAGGTACGGCGGTTATTGCGTGTTCGACATGACCTTCACTGAATTCGGTCAGGCACCAGCTACCGGCACGAGGGACAGCGCAGCGGGCGTGGCCTATGGCGCGCAAAAATTCGGCGATGCGACACAGACCGGCATCACCAATCAAATCAAAGCTATCGATGCAGGAACTGCGGTATGATTCCGATTCACGAGGTCAACGAAGCCGCCGATATTATTCGCGTCGCCATCGATATGCTGGAGGCGACATCGGTCAAGCAAATCGGACGTCAAGGATCGGACCTTCGTCGCGCCTGCGGCGACATGAAGGCAAATGCGGAGAAGTACATCGTCGCCAACGTGATCGCGCCCAAGCTCGCCTATTGTTTCGATCAGGCGAGGGTGACCGGCGCAACGCTGGATCAACTCAACAGAATACGCGAGGCGATGGTTGCCGAAACGCCGGTCGCGCTGGTGTCGGTGTTGATGACGCAATCCTGTATCGCGTTTAGTCTGCAACAAATGGCGTTGGCATTGATAGCCATCACATTCACCAGTCGCGAGGATGTCGTCGCGATGCGGCAGGAATTGAACGCTGCCTTCAAAGCCTCTGAAGAGGTCGCCGCCGACGCGATGGCGCAGGAGACTTATATTACGTTGGTTCAGTTACACGCGGCGGTGATGTTTCACTTGTACGAGACCGCTCGACCGCTGCCACAGATGTTGAACTTTGAATTCAAGGCAGTGCAGCCGACGCTGATCCAGTCATATCGGTTGTACGCCGATGCCGACCGCGCCGACGAGCTTCGCGCGGAAAATAAAGTGGTTCATCCGGCTTTTCCACCGCGCATGGGTCTGGCGCTGTCGTTCTAGCTCATGCCATTCAATCCGGCAGAAGTCGCGCAGCTCGGCGTCGCCAACGTCCTTTTTGAAGACTGGGAAACGGTTTGGGTCCAGCATCGCTGGTCTGATGGCTGGCCGCTGTTTCGATTTACCGCCGCTGAGTATTCTCCGGTCCCGGCTTCGTGGGGCGCACTGCAATTCAAGCCCGGCGATGCCTGTCAAATCATCATGGGCGGGAAACTGGCGCTCACCGGCATCATCCTGACAAGGCAGACGGCCTACGATGCAGCCAATCACACCGTCGAGCTGTCGGGTGCTGGCAGGACATGGGCGGCAGGGACGTCGAGCATCGATGCCAAGAAAGCCAATTTCGACAAGATGGCGCTCGTCCCGATTGCGAGCAAGGTTTACGGAGACTTAGGCGTCAACGTGATCGAAATTGGGACGGTCGACCCAGAACCGTTTACCAAGTGTCAAGCGCAGCCGGGAGAACTGGCGTTCGATTTCTGCGACAAGCTGGCGCGGCAGCGTGGCGCGACGCTCGGCTCAGATCATCTCGGCAACATGCTGCTGATCGGCGATCATTCCTATTCGCCCGTGCAAAACCTCGTCGAGGGCCAGAACATCAAGAAGATGCAATGCGTCATCTCGAATGAGATGATGGCGTCCATCTACAATGCCATCGGTCAAGGCTCCAACGCCGAAGAACTTTCAGCAAGTGTCGCGGCCAAGATGGAAGCAGAGGTCGCGAGCAGCGCCTACAAGGGCTACAAAAAATTCATTCAGACGGTCTTGGAACACCCGGCGATGGGCATCGGCGAGGTGATCTCGCGAGCCAATTACGAAGCCCAATTTCGTGACGGCACACAAGTCCGCGCTAACGTCACCGTGCAGGGCTGGCTGCGCGACGGCAAGAATCTGTGGCGATGCGGGGACGATGTAGTCGTTATCGCGCCGATGGCGATGCTCGATTTCATCATGAAAATCCAGACGGCGACATTTCAGCAGGACAACAGTAGCGGCACGACGACGGTGCTGGAGCTGGTGATGCCGTGGATGCTGTCAGACAAGCCGTTCGGTGCAGTCGATAGTCCGGCCAACCCGCAAGCACCGCCAGCGGCGACCGAAGTGACCTAAAAAGGAAGACGTTCTCATGCATCGCCAGACACCGTTGACCCAAGGTTTCACCGGCTACACCAGCGGTGGCGCTCGCGCCCTGATCGACACCATCGACGACGGCAAGATGATGCAGCAGATGAAGGGCTCGATGATGGGCGAGGGCCGGGAGTCCGTCGAGTGCCCGCAGAACTACGGCTTCAGCAGCGTCGTCAAACCCGCGACCAAGGGCAAGGATGGCAAGATCGAGGATTGCGCCGAAGGCTTCATGTCGTACTTCGGCGGCAACCGCACGTCGAATTTTTGCGGTGTGATGGACGACCGGCGTTATCGGCCGATGGGCATGAAGCCGGGCGAGAACTCGCAATATGACGATCTCGGCCAGATGACGCTGCTCCGTCGCACCGGGGTTTATATCCTCTCGCTCGACAATCCCGATGACAGTCAGCAGCAGGGCGGCGGCGGTTCAGCGCCGGGCTCGCGCGACGGCAGCAGTGGAAGCGGCAGCAGCGGCCAGACCACAGAGCGCTTCGTGTCGGTGCGCCACGTCGAAAAGAAAAAACAGGATCGGCCGAAGCGAGGCGGCGCACAGGGACAAGGCGGAAGCAGTGGCGGCGGCTCGGCGTCTCCGAGCGTGCGAGACAGCAGCGGCAGCGGCACGTCGGGCCAGAGCGGAAGCCAGCAGGACTACAAGCACGAAGGCGAGAGCGTTAACAACGAGATGCGCGTCTCAAAGAAGCGGATCGAGTTTCGCGACGGCGACGACAGTGTCGTCGGCTACTACGACAAGCAATCCAAGAAGTGGTGCTTCATCGGTGAAATCCATCTCGGCACCGAAGACTCCAGCCATCCGGTCTACGGCGTCAATGGCGGCGTCGGCATGACGACCGAGACGTCCGGTGCCGGTGCGGTGCTGGTCAACGCACCGAAGCCCGGACCGCCGACGTCGCAGGATGGGCAGCCGCTGGAGGACCCGCTGGCGCGCATCGCTGCTCTTGAACGGCGCGTCGCCGAGCTGGAAGGCCGTCGTGCCTGACATCCGGCTCGTCGAGGACCCGCGCTGGCCGCGTTACTCGATCAGCGTCGACTGGTCATTGCTGCCGAATGGCACGCTCGACGACACGCAGGCGCTGGCCTCCGCCGTGATCGTCGCGCTCGGCACCGACGCGCTTGCGCAGCCCGATGACATCCTGCCCGACCCGGACTCGACGGATCGCGCCGGCTGGTGGGGTGATCTCGACGCCCAAGAGCTGTTCGACGGCTGGCCGATCGGCACGCGGCTCTGGCTATTGAGACGGAGCAAGATCGTCGGACCGGAGGACCCCGAAGGGGCGACCGTCGCCCGTGTCGAGCAGTACATCGTCGAGGCGCTGCAGCCCTTCGTCGATCTGATGATCGTCTCCAGTTTCGACGTGCAAGCGATGCGTATCGGGGTCGAGCGGATCGACGCCTATGTCGTGCTCTATCGCGGGCCGAAGACGCCGGTCGAGCTGCGCTTTCAAATTCTATGGGACGAGATCGAGGGGTCCTGAACCGTGCCATGGTCAACGCCAACGCTCAAAGAGGTGCGCGGCCTCGTTCGCGACAACATCCGTGCGACGCTGCCCGGCGCGGACGCGAGTGTCCCCAATTCAGTCCTGCGCGTGCTCTCCGATGCGCAGGGCGGCCTGTGCCATCTGACACTGCAGTATGTCGACTGGCTGGCGCTGCAGCTCCTGCCAGATACTGCCGAGACTGAATGGCTCGATCGGCACGGACAAATCTGGCTGGTCAATTCCGATGGCTCGAAAGGCCGCAAGCAAGCGACGTTCGCTTCGGGCTCGGCGACATTCACCGGACCTACTGTTGGCGTCATCGTTCCGACCGGGACACCACTGACGGGGCCGCTCGCCGACTACGAGACGACGGCCGATGTCACGATAGGAGGCAATCCGGTCGAGACCACCGTGCGCGCGCTCGATCCCGGCATCGTCGGCAACATGAATGTCGGCGATACGCTGGGGCTTAGCGTGCCCGGTGTCGATTCCACGGCGACTGTTGTCAGCATGCTTGGCGGCGTCGACACCGAGAATGACGACGATCTGCGCGCCAGAATCCTGCAGCGCATCCAGCAGCCACCGATGGGCGGTGCGCAGGGCGATTACGTCACATGGGCCTTGGCGGTCCCCGGCGTGACGCGCGCATGGGCCTATCCCAACGAGATGGGCACAGGCACCGTGACGGTGCGCTTCCTGATGGATCAGCTGCACGCCGATGATGACGGCTGGCCGCAGCCAGAAGACATCACCGCCGTCGCCGACTACATCGACCAGAAGCGGCCGGTGACGGTGAAGGATTGCTACGTCGTCGCACCGATCAAGCAGTTTATCGACATCGAGATCGCCAATCTAGTGCCCAACTCTTCCGAGGTCTCCGGCGCGATCGAGGCCAGCGTGCGCGAGATGCTGCACGAAATGGCATTCCCCGGTCAGACCATCTTCGCGGCGTGGGTCTCCTACGCGATCATGAACGCGCCCGGCGTGATCTCGTTCAAGCTCGTCACCGACAACGACTACGTCATGCCCGCGCCGGGTTACATGGCCGTGCTCGGCACCATCCTGTTCGACGAAAGCACCTCGTGAGCCATGGCGGAAGTCGTCGACATCCATGTTCGACGATCGGGCGACGACTACGGCAATGCATTCCTTGCGCTGCTGCCGCAGGGGCAGGCGTGGCCGAAATCTCCCGGCACGACTCTCAACCTGACCTGTCTGGGCCTCGCCGAATACTGGGGCTTTGTCGACGGCCGGGCGGCGGACCTGTTGGAGGTCGAGAGCGACCCGCGCATCACGCTGGAGCTGCTGCCGGACTGGGAGCGCAACTGGGGACTGCCTGATCCCTGCTGGTCGCAGGCGCAGACGATCGGCCAACGCCAGCGCGAACTGGTGCTGCGGATGACCATGATCGGCGGTCAGTCGCGCCAGTTCTTCATCGATACGGCGGCCTATCTCGGTTACTCGATCACCATCAGCGAATTTCGGCCGTTCATGGTCGGGCTCGATCGCTGCGGTGACAATCGCGTCTACGGCGACGGCACGAACCCGATGTTCTCCGGCACCTTCGTGCGCGGCTATCTGCCGGTTTACGACCCGAACGGCGAGCGCGTTCAGAACGGCGAGCTGTCGGAGTATCCGAACTACGGGCTCGGCCCCGACACCAACCGCTTCTATTGGACGGTGCATGTCCACAAGACGAGCCTGACGTGGTTTCGCTGCGGCGGCGGCGGCGGACAGACCGGCGTCGATCCTCATCTGCGCATCGGTCGCGAGCAGGACCTCGAATGCATCATTGGCCGCTGGAAGCCAGCGCACACCGAAATTGTCTGGGACTACTCGGGCGTGACGCCCAGCGATCCCATGGCAGGAACGCCGTGAAAGAGGAACACGCGCCATGAAGTATCACCAACCCTACGGTGTGACCGACCCGAACGCGCCGTACATCAACGGCGATCCGTCAGTCGGTCGCGCGGGCTCGATCCCACCTGCCGAGAGCATCGAGTATCCGCAACGCGAGATCGTTGCCCTGATCGCCGATGCCGGGCTCGCACTGCCTGACGACAGCGATCTGCACCAGCTCTCGAAAGCGGTGCAGAGTCAGTTGCTGAACTCGGACGACGACGCGGGCACGTCGAACGCCTATCAGGTGACACAGACGCCCGCGCCGTCCGCGTACTTCAAGTACATGACGATCATCACCAAGATCGGCAATCCTAACACCGGGCCTTCGGTGCTGAACGTCAACGCCATGGGACCGAAGCCCATCGTGCATATCGACGGTTCGCAGATTGTCGGCGGCGAATTGAGAACCGGCCAGATTTGTTGCTTCATCTACGACGGCGCGAATTTCCAGCTTGTGTGGTCCGGCGGAACGGTCGCAGGTGCGCCGATCTACCTGACGGCACCGCGCGACTACTATGTGAACGGCGTGACCGGCAACGACGCTTGGGACGGCACCAGCGCCCCCTTCGTCTCCGGCGTGAAAGGTCCGTTCAAGACGCTTCAGCGGGCATCGGACGAAATCAACAAGTTCAACCTGAACGGCTACAGCGTCACCGTGCATGTCGCCGATTACGCTGGCTATGCGAATTGGGTGCTGCCAGCACCAGCAGGCTCTGGGTCCATCGCATGGAAAGGCAACTCGGCGACGCCGTCGAACGTCATTGTCACGGGCGTCAATCATACGGCAATGGTCGCATACAATTGCGGCGTGCAGAGCGTTGACGGCTTCCGGCTGACCTCGAACGGCAGCCAGACTGTGTACGGGGATACCTGTAATTGCGCACAGGTCAGCGCCAGCAGCACCATCCAGTTCTACAACATTGATTGGGGTGCAAGCATCG